CTAGGAGCATCTGCTGCTAAAGTTATAGTGCTTGAACCAACAGCTCTTGTTTGCCCACAACGGTGATCGTCAACTGTAGAAATCACTCTTGCTATAGAACTATCAAGTCCAATTATATATTTACCAGCTAATGATAAACTACTTTCATTTACTATTCGAACATTTGAAGTATTTGCCTCCGAAACTGCACAAACTCCTAAATGATAAATTCCAGAATCATTTGTATAATTGACTATATGTGAAGATAATTCTCCACTGGTATTAGCAATCAATACCATTTCGCCGGATCTGAAAGGATTAGTTCCACTTAATGTCACTTTTGTTGGAACAATAGTGTAATCATCAACTAAAACATCATCAAAGTATGAGTAGAATCGAGTTTTAGGTCTTAATGCTGATCCATAAAAAACTATACCTCTAGGCTTCATGTAAGGATTAATTGCAATATCAGTTATATAAGAACCTAAATCAACTTTAGATGAAGAAACTGTAATCTGTTCTTGACTTAGTGTTGCTCCAGCTTTAACGTAAACTCGGTCTGTCGTTGCTTGTAAATTTCCTTGAGTTCTGCCACCTAAGTCTACTGTAGCATTAGTAACGGTACTAATAGTTTCGAACCAAGAAGAGTCTGGAACTTTTGCAAAAGGACTATCTTTGTCACTGAGCCAGGTTGGATTTTTATCTGAAATAAATTTGAACGCATCATTGACGTAATTAAATGCGTTTTCCAAACCTTGTACTGAGTTTAATGTAATTCTAGAAGTTACACTAGTGTCGTGTTCCGTGGTTACTTCTGGGAATAATCGCAAATTGCCATTAAAATTACCATATAAAGCACTAGCAACAGGAATAGTTTTTGTTGCATACGGTTGATCAGCAAAAACTGATGAAGTATAATTCATCGTTAAAGTCTTTTGCGTATTCGTGCCACTCACTTTATAATTACCAGAAGAACCAGATTCTCTCCACAACAATTTTATAGTTCTCATGAGTGAAGCTGGTTTTAGTTCGCCACCCTCAACTAAGTTTCTATTATCAAAACCAACATCACCATAAGTAGCTTGAACATCAGTTGAAGTGAAGTTATCAACTAAAATTCCATATTTCGATCTCTCTAATCCATTTCCATCTAAGATTTTAGAATCATTCGCATTTTTCTCTAATGAATTTAAAGCAACATAATATTCTAATCCTTTAATTCTATTTTCAAAAGCACCAATATCTCTCATTGTAAATCTACGATTGTTTTGAAAATCAGCACGAACTTCTTTAACACTTTCTGTGTAAGGAGGAATATACAATGTGTATATTAACATGTCATTAATATCATTAGGTGGCGGCAAAGGTTTAACAGCAGACTCACCAGAAATCACTACAATTTCTTTAGACGGTTTAACAACAATTTTATCTACTCTTCCTAAGAAATTCTGGAAAGAAAGTTCAGCAGTAAAATCTGGGTCAGGACAAACTGCTCCAGAAATAGAATCACTAGCAATTTCTCTTGTTGGTCTGAAATCAAAGGACGATCTTCCTGATAAAAACTTTCCTTTATCCCTATCTAAAAACTTAGATATAGTATCATATGTAATATTTGAACCACCACCTAAGTAAGAATCAACGGTAAATAAACCTATATTTTGTGGTGATGGAGCTTGACTATGCCTCATGTAGTTGTATAGTACGTAAATTGATCCGCCAACAGGAGAACTAAATCCTCTTTTCAATCTAATCGTAGCATGGTCGTAATGTGTTTTTCTTTGTCCATTATCAAATTCATATCTATTTGTAACATCGTATGCTGGATCTGTTAGCATAGCCGTTGTGATGTTTCCTGTAGTAGTTCTAGAATCAATAATTTTTACAATTTCATAAACATCAGGAACTTGTAAACTTACAGGAACACCAGGTGTTTTTAATTTTCTTACTGTACCTTCATCGTTCAAAGATTCATTATCGAAGTATGTCACACCCAAATCTGGGAAAACATAACCACCAGAAATCGGAGTTACTGTTCCTGTATTGCCTGAAGTTAGTCCAGTTGTAGTATCAACAGTGTATGCAATTTTTTCTTGTTTCGTATTAGATAAAGGATACATGGTTTTTACACGAACTGCACCATTTGTTCCATCTTCAGCATTATTAACTTTTGTTGTAACAATGAAATCTGCACGAACACCGGCAGTGTTGAAATCTATTTCGAGTGTGGAATCGTTAATAGCTGTTACAGTAAATAAATTATTAGCTAAACTACAAACAGTATTTGGTGTAATTCCTGAAGTACCATTTGAAGCAGAATCGTAACGAATAAAACAAATAATATTATTTAAAATAACGTTGTCGGATAAAGTTCCTGGAGTTCCAGCAAAAGCAAAAGTATCTGTTCCAGATGTAGCTAAAGTAATTATACCACCAGCATTAGAAACCTTATTTGTGTAAACCTTTCTCGCAAAAAAATCAAAATTAGTAATTGTATTTGCTTTTATTGCTTCGTAAGGAACATCAAAAATTAAACCTTGTCTATTTGGTTCTGTTATAAATGAAAATCCTTCAGTATCTTTTGATGCAGAATCAATGTCTGATGCAAAATCTTTGGATGTGCCGTTTTTTAATATAACTGATTCAGCTGTTTTAAAGTCAGAATCAATAGAGAATGTATTTGAAGCTGGTGTAAACGGTAAAGCTGAAGATAACCATATTGCTTTTGCTGTACCATCTGAACCCTGAATTCTAATAGGAGATAAACTGGCGCCTGCACCATCTTTTATACTAAAGAACATTCCCGAATAACTATTTGACGGAAGTTGAGCAAAAGATGAAGGTAAAACAACATATCTAGTATTTGATCCAGACGAAGCTAAAGAACCAGTAATAGATGAAGTATTTACGTCAAAAACATTTATTGTAAATTTATGCGTAGTGCCATTATCTGAAGCTGTTGATGTGTCATACTTCATCATATGAGCACGTAATGTGCCGATTTTAGATGAATTATATTCTGCTGTTGAAGCGAAACTTACACTTGAATGGTTTGCACAGTGAATATCTAACGAATCAAAGTCGGATATTAATAATGATCCGTGTACATTTGCTCCATGAAAATAACTTGAATAATTTGTTGGCAAATCGTAATCATTGACGTTTGATGTTACTCTTCCTCTAGCAACTTGTAATTTTGTTGGAGCAATAGTTTGCACTTCAAAACCACCAACATAGGCTTTACCTGGATCTAGAACGGCAGTAAAATAATCTGGATCAACATAATTATTATTTGAAGTATCCACATAATCTTCTTCTAACGAAATAACAAAAGGATCGACTGTGTAATTTCCCGATTCTTCGAAGGTTCTTCTAGCAAGGGTTTTTTCGATTTCACTATAGATTGGGTAATCTATTTCTTTTGTTTTTACACCATCAACAATTCTTATTACTTCAAAGAAAGACGATTCATCAACAGAATCTAGTGTTCTCTTACTTAAAGAAGTATTAATTTTATATCTTGTTGCTCCAGGAGCTTGATAGTTAAATGATCCTTGGGCAGGATCTAAAAGACTAACATCATCGATTTCATCAATAACAAGTTCTTCAAATTCAATACCTATTCTATACGAAGGTTGCTTATTAACAGTTGTAGAATTTAAACCAAGTCTATAAAAAATTTCTAAAACTAAAAATTGAGGAGAAATTTTAACAAATTGACCTTTAAAATAATAAACACCATCTTGTATGCTTGCTACGTAAGAACGACCTGTGGCATCTGTATCTGCAAGTTCAGCAAAAATATTTTGTCCATATATTTTTAGTTCATCACCTTCTTCAAAAAAATCTCCACTTAAATATTTTATAATTAAAATAGGAAAAGCGGTTGAATTATCGATTGCAATAACTTTAGCTCTAATTATCTTTGACGAATTATAAGAAACGATTGTTTTATTTAAAAAATCTTCTAGAACTATATCTTGATTAGAATATTGTGATTTTAAAATTAAGTAATAAGCTCTGTCATCTAAAGATACTTTTCCGCCAGTTATAGGACTTCCATTTTTAAAAATATGGTTGCCAAACTTTTCTATTTGATTGGATAAAATAGTTTGCAGTTGAGTCAACTCTCTAGCCTGAAGGGAATATCCAGGTCTAAAAAGAACTCGCATGAAATTTTTATCTTCATCAAAATCGTCAAAATATGGATCGTAATTAAAAAGCTTAGTCATTTATTCCTCTTTTAGAAACTTAAAATAAATCTTATTCTATCTGTTTGGTCTGGGTCTCTAGTAACTGGTACTTTATCGGAAACAAATAAAACTTTTCCCGAATACAACTGTAATGGTGGAGGAGTCAAGTTAATTCCAATTCTTATTGCTCCACTTGTTAGTCCTTTAATTGGAGAGTTTGGTAAAAATGTTCCTCTCAAATTATTAACATAAATTATGTTTGTTATTTCATCGAAAGCAATTACTTCAGCGCTAAATGTTGATGTTTCTAAATTTTCTCCCTGTATAATAATTTCATCATTATTATAATCTCCAACACCAGGTGAAACTAAAACTTCACTATACATTTCATAGACTGTACCTGATGCTAAGGTTTCAGTTCCTCGAACATATGGGTTATAAAGCAAAGTAACTTCTCTGAATTCATTTTCAGCAGGAAATAATCCACCAACACTACCTTCAAAATCAACATTAAACATCACAGTATTAGCATATAATTCTTCCACTGGATCGTATCCGTGGCCATTTTGTGGTGATAGTGTAACAACAGCCGCAGCTCCAGTTCCAACACCACCTGTAATATCAGTAAAGGAAAGATTCGCTTTCGTATAATCTTGTCCTCTATTCTGAATAACAATATCAACAACTTGACCACCAACTACGTTTGCTTTTAAAACTGCATTTCTTCCATCACCTTCTATTGTTATAATATTTTGATTTGGACCGTCAACGTAATTATTTCCAGTATTCGTCAATCTAACAATATCTATACTTCTGTTAATAGCAGCAGCTTTAACAAATCTGTTAAATGTTACTGGCATCCATTCATCATTTAAAAACTTTTGTCTCTGATTTGAACTTATAGTATACAAATATTTCCATTTGTACCCATCGGACGTTATAAAATAAGGTTCTTCCAAAGAAGTCGCAGATAAAAATAACTCTGGTTCATCAGTTGATGCTGTATTTCCGTTGTTATCTAAACACTTAAAAACTTGGCCTTTGGAGTTTAAAACGTAAAATGGTGTTCCTATTGGGCAAATAGTACAACCGTACCTAGAATACGTTACACCAGAAGTCCAATTATATCTCGGCACAACGAATGAAACACTGTCTAAATCGATTCTTTTTGCAATAATTGATCGATCACTAAAATCAATTAAATCTCTAGTTGCTTGTCCAGGCGTGGGAGCAGTATCGGTTTGATTCCAAACAGTTTGTTTTCCGATAGTTGCGAAAACATAACTCCTTCTCGACAAAGGAAGATAAGAATTTGCACCAACATCCAAAATATTGATGAATTGTTGTGCAATTAGAGTAGAAAAAGTATTTGTTATAATTGAGGACATAGACTTATTTATCTCACTTTTTGTACGATTACTGAAACAAAATTATTTGTGGCAGTAAAGTTGGTGTCTACAAGAACGGTATTAGAATTAACAAATGTTACTTCTTTTGTTTCATCAAAAGACACATTAATTGTCAAATCACTTGAAGTAATATTCAGAGCCGATTCTGCAAAAAATGTATTTGCATTGATTACGGATTTTACTATAATTGTGTTACCTGAAGAAAGATAAATCGTCTGACCGTCAACAATGTCGTTTATAAAATTCGTACCATTACCCGTAATTACATTAGAGCTAGAAACTATATTTGCGGTTCCAACTAATTGTTTTTGCAAATTCTTCAAGACGATAACATCACCAATAGTAATTTCTGACCGAACATTGGGTGTTGGTGATGTTGAAATCATATTGTTCGTAGAATTCGATATATTAAATGTATTTGAATGTGTGTTTTGAGTTAAGAATATAATATTTACATTTTTTGTAGAAGCTTGTTTATCATTAGTATCAACTCTTGTTGCAAACGACTTCATTCCTATAGGATGTAAAACTTCTTGTAAAGTTTTCTTAAATTTATAATTTTCATTTGTTGTTTTAATCACATATGAATAATTGTGATATTTTTTATCATCTTGAATTTTTTGATCTGAACTTGGTTGACCATCAGTATTCAAATAAATGCCAGGATAACGAATTAATCCGTTTTCAAAAGTAGCTGTTGCTTTTGCTTTACCATCACCGTAAGCTGAGTAAGAAATTACATTTCCTGTGGTTACACCATCATCTGATTTAATTGGTAAGCTATTATTAAAGGTGCCTCTATAATCATAGACACGTAAAAAGTTATTCGCAGTAAAGTATTTGTCTACGTAAGCTGACCATGACGAGGTCGTATTGGTGGCACCTTGATAAACTCTAGTGTTAGCAATATAAATTTCACCTTCGGTAACATTACTTAATAAAATGTCCGCATTTCTCAAAGAAATTATTGGAGCTGAAACATAATCGTAACCAAAA